CGATTACAAACAGTTAAAAAAACTTAAAGGACAATACTTGTTTGGGCACTTTGAGTTACCAGGTTATTTAATGAATGCAATGATTGCAATGCCAGATCACGGTGATGTACGTGACACAGACTTGCAAGGGTTTGGGCATGTATTCAGTGGACATTTTCATAAACGCCAAACAAAGAAAAATGTAACATATATTGGCAATTGCTTTCCACACAATTATGCAGATGCCGGCGATGACGATCGTGGTATGATGATATTAGAATGGGGTAAACAACCTGAATTTCACAGCTGGCCAGGTCAACCTAAATATAGAGTGTACGGACTTACTGATGTATTACATCACACTGAAAAAATGTTACAACCCGGAATGCACTGTCGTGTTAATATTGACGTAGATATTAGTTACGAGGAAGCCTCTTTTATAAAAGAAACGTTTGTTGACACATACAAACTCAGAGAACTTACGCTAATTCCGCAAAAAGAGATTGATGTTGGAGAAAATATTATCCTAGGAAATATTGCGTTTAAAAGCGTAGATCAAATTGTAACTGGGCAATTAACTAACATTAACAGCGAACATTACAATCAAAAATTACTGTTAGATTTGTATCGCAATCTATAATTATTGTTTTATTATTAAATTTAAAAACACATGCTTAAAATTAAAAATTTGTCAGTGAAAAACTTCATGAGTGTTGGAAATGTTTCCCAAGCTATTAACTTTGATAGAAAAGATTTAACATTAGTATTAGGCGAAAATGTAGACCTAGGCGGCGACGACGCTGGTGCCCGTAACGGAACTGGAAAAACTACTATTATTAATGCACTAAGTTATGGATTATACGGTAGTGCACTAACAAACATTAAAAAAGACAACTTAATTAATCGAACAAACAATAAAGGCATGCTAGTTTCAATTGAGTTTGAAAAAGATGGCATTGACTATAGAATTGAGCGTGGACGTAAACCAAATACTATGGCATTTTATGTTGGTAATGTTGAGCACGAAATTACAGACGAAAGTCAAGGTGACAGCCGAGAAACACAAGCAATGATCGAGAGGATTTTAGGGTTAAGTCATGACATGTTTAAACATATAGTCGGATTAAACACATACACCGAACCGTTTTTAAACCTAAAAAGTAACGATCAGCGAGCAATTATTGAGCAATTACTAGGTATTACGTTGTTATCCGAAAAAGCAGACAAACTTAAAGAAATAATTAAGGCAACAAAAGACGCAATTCAACAAGAAGAATTTAGAATCAAAGCAGTTACCGATGCTAATAAACGAATTGAAGAACAGATTGAAAATTTACGAAAACGGCAAAAAATTTGGCAAACTAAGCATAATGATGAAATTTCCGCTTTAGAAAAAGCATATGTTGAGCTGAGCCAAATTGATATTGAAGTAGAATTACAGTTACACAAAGACTTAGCTGTGTACAATCATAAGAAAAAAGAAATAGAAAACTTAAACAATTTAATCAGACGGTGCGAAGCAGATGAAAAAAGAGAAATCAAACTCATCAATCAACACACACAAGATATCGAAAGTTTAAAAAATCATAAATGTCATGCATGTGGGCAAGAGTTTCATGACGAAAAGCATACCGAAGTGCTATCCAACAAACAATGTGCATTAGAAGAATTATTACAGCAAGCAGAAGCAACACATAATCAGTATGTTGAATACACAACTAAATTAAAAAATTTAGGAGAGCTTAGTGTTAAGCCTAGCGTTTTTTATGATCAAGAAAGTAATGCGGTCGAACATAAAAGCAGTATGTTTAATATTTTAAATCAATTAACTGCAAAGCAAGATGAAGTTGACCCGTATGCTGATCAAATTGACGAAATGAGTAACAAGGCCATTGAAAGTGTTACATACGATACTATTAACGAACTTAATAGTTTAAAGGATCATCAAGAGTTTTTATTAAAACTGTTAACAAACAAAGACAGTTTTATCCGAAAAAGCATTATTGATCAAAATTTAAGTTATTTAAATGCACGTCTTGGGCAATACTTAGATCGCATTGGACTTCCGCATACTGTAAAATTTAACAACGATTTGTCTGTTAGTATAACAGAGTTAGGACGTGATTTGGATTTTGACAATCTAAGTCGCGGCGAACGGAATAGGCTAATTTTATCATTATCATGGGCATTCCGTGACGTTTGGGAAAGTTTATATCAATCAATTAATTTGTTATTCATTGACGAATTAGTCGATAGCGGATTGGATCAAAGCGGACTAGAAAACACACTTGCAATTCTTAAAAAAATGAGCAGAGATAACAATAAATCAATTTGGTTAGTTAGCCACAGAGACGAACTAGTAGGGCGAGTTAATCAGTTATTTAAAGTAGTTAAAGAAAATGGCTATACTACATATAGTCCAGAAACAGAGGTAGTATGAAAGAAAAATTTAAATATGCATACATGGATGTAGCAACTCGATTCTCTGAGCTAAGTCATGCTGTTAGACTACATGTTGGTGCTGTTATTGTAAAAAACGATTCGATTATCAGTTACGGGTTTAAATTAAAAACCCATTCTATCCTATAGAAATGATAAATAAAAGTATGAGCAACCCATACTTTTATAAAATAAAACACAAAAGCACCGGCAAGTATTACGTAGGATCTCAATACGGCAAGGGTGCTAACAAAGAAAATTTCTTTATATCTTACTTTACAAGTTCTAGACTAATAAATGAAATTATATTACACGAAGGTGTCAACGCATTTGAAATTTGTTTGTTATCCGAAAGAGTTGATGCAAGAAAATACGAAACATATTACTTGCAAAAATGTTATAGGTTATTAGGAAAAGAAAAATTTAAACAGATTTTTTATAATAAAACTTTGTCCCCGGGAATTATCTTAGACAAAGAGATGATTGATAAACAAACTAAAACAAAAAAAGAAAAATGGGAAAGTGGCAAAATTAAAAAACCTACTCCGCCAAACTGGAAAGGTAAAAAGCGAAGTAAAGAAATGAAAGAAAAATTATCTAAAAGTAAGTTAGGACACGAAGTGTCCGCAGACACTCGATTAAAATTACGGAACGCAAATTTAGGTAAAGTGCAAACAAATGCCACAATAGAAAAACGTGCTAACTCATCAAAACTAAATCCTAACACATACAATAAAAAACATTGGTTATTTGTGTCACCGGCCGGAAAATACTATTACACTGTAGGTAAACGTAATCAAAGATTACACGAATTAGGACTGTCCGAAGGTCCGGGATTTATTAACTATGTTAATACAAATAAATCTCCACCTCGAGGAAAAAATGCTGGATGGCTTTTTTTTAAAGGGGAGGAAAAAATAAAAGACATGTTAAAAAATATTAAAAAAGAGGATATCTATTTATATGAATAAAAGAATGATTAACTTTTATATGACTATTGCAGAAAATTGTGCAAAAATGTCTCGAGCAGTAAGATTACAAGTTGGATCAGTGGTTGTTAAGAATAATAATATACTATCCTTTTCATGGAATGGCACTCCAGCAGGGTGGGACAACAATTGTGAGTATAAGGAATATTGTATATCAAGAGACTTCAATGGAAATTATTTTCCTAACGCTGAAAAAGATTATCCTCTCAAAGATCACATTGGCAGGTATCGATTAGTAACTAAAGCTGAAGTTATACATGCAGAGCGCAATGCAATTGATAAACTCGCAGGAAGCCATGAAAGTAGTAAAGATGCAACTATGTTTATTACACACGCTCCTTGTTTAGAGTGCGCTAAAAGTATATATACATCAGGAATTAAAGAAGTTTTTTATAAAGAACAATATCGATCGGATAATGGTATAGAATTTTTAAAAAAATGTGGAGTACTTATAGAAAAAATTTAAGTGCCTGTTTGCAGGCATAATTAAGTATGCTATATGACAAGTCCAAGTAAATCCAAAGGAAACAGTTTTGAGCGCCAAGTTGCTCAATTTTTAACTAAACTGTATGGTGAATCGTTTATTCGTGCACCAGGCAGTGGGGCTTATGTGGGCGGGTCAAATCAGCGTAGAAAAGAATTTCTGCACGAAGGTCAAATTAGATCGTTTAAAGGAGACATTGTCCCTGGACAAAGTTTTCCAAAATTAAATGCAGAATGCAAATCATATAAAGACTTTTTATTTCATCATTTATTTCAAGGCTCAAATAAAATATTAGAATCATGGATTAAACAATGTATGGATGTAGCTGACAAGGGCGATTTCAACATTATATTCATGAAATTCAATAGAAAAGGTACATTTGTTGCTGTAGAACTCACTGACACCACGTCTAACTCTCTTAAATTTCAAAATCACATCTCTTACAAAAGCGAAACACACGGATTATGGGCATTCATGGACCATAACAAATTTTTTGAATTAAACGCTGATACTGTAAAACAACTTTGTAAATAACACTTTTTAATAAACGACGCTGTGTTAGGTGGTATGGCCTAACTCCATTGAGGATATGTGAAATACCATATTTGGATGCTTGGATGTCAAAGGTAAAAACTAACTTAAGGTTTTAAATGGTTGGGGCTCTGAGAAAAAGCAACCCCTGCTTATAGGATTTGGGTCTATTCCGGATTACTAGGGTCCCGTTGATATGTGAAGCTTGAGTAGGGGGTACAGGTCAACCGCCTCCGTGTTTACTATTAGTAAATAATCTCATTGGAATAGATGACTGATGCAACTCAGATGATGTCAAAAAGAATAATTCACCGTGCTTACGGTGAATTATGACCAATTAATCTAGATGATATACTAAATTCAATAACTATTAAATTATAAAAAAGAAAAAAAATATCAATGAGCTAAAGCGAAATTGATAGACTTACGTAGTAAGTCTTAAAGTAAAAGAAACTAACTAAAAAAAGTTTAATCCTGATTTCTTAGTAACTTCCATATTTTCTTTAATTAATTCACCTACTAATTCTCTTTCCAATGGACTTAAACACATAGCATCGTCATAAGACAATCCACCTCTCATATACCATGACATTTTGAGGGCTTCGTTTTTTAAGGCTCTTATTTCTTTATCGTACCCATTTAATAAGAGTACAATATCCTCGTTGTTTATCTCTAAGAGCCGTCGCCGAAAAAACTTGAATAATTAAAAATAACTGGAACTTCGTATTGTGTTTGACATTCGCTACAAACAACTAATTGCGACTTAATCCCACCGTCAACACTAAGTTTTTCTAACTTAGCTTGTATCGATTTAACTAATTTACTTGGTGCGTTTAGATAAAATTCTTTGATAAAAGCTAAATCTTTAACTTTTGTACTGTCGGATGTTTCGATATAGTCTGTGTTATTGACTAATATATCAATACTAATCTCAACTAAACGATCCATGCTTTTTTGTATTTCTTTTGCTCTTACATCGTCTGATATGTCAGACCGTTCCAATGCTTTTAACATTTTTTGTTGTTCAAAATCAATTGACTCAACTTTATTGTTTCCAAAATACGTTGTTGGTTTTAATTTAATTTTTAAATCATCGAATTCGATAAGTTGTGTATAATTAGGGCATTTAATAGATGCTAAACAATTGTGTAAATTTAAGCCATGTTTGTTAGCTTCACTGCAGTGTGGACATTTTGTTTCAACTTCCATTGTTTCGCCATAACTAGCGATTCGTATAGCAATTAGTAAAGTGTCAACGTCTATAGACGGAATAACCCATCCATTTTTTATACTTGGTATACAACTTTCTATAATAGTAACTACACCTGACCCGTTCATAAGAGCGTCAGGTGTTCTAAGGATTATTTCATCCTTAGTGGTTAGTGGATATACTGGTAATTCACCAGTAACTGGCATATCTAATGCGTTATCTGGCCAAAACTGTCCGTTTGATGGCAGCTTAACATGAATTGCAGGTTGTCTAAAATGCTTGGCTAGTGGGTTTTTTTGAAAATTCTCAGCGTTTTCCATTGAATACTCCGGTAAATAGTAATAACAATATATTTATAGGTTAACATATGTCAAATGGAATTACTAGAGATGAGATGCGGGATTTGTTTGAGCAGTACTTTAAAAAAGGTAGCGGGGCTGACTCTAGTAGAAGTGGCCCGGATAGTGCAAACGGTGATCCAAAAACATATAACGAGCTTATTAAAAAGATAAAAGAAACTACAGAATCTCTTAAAAAACAAATTCCTGCTAATGACAAGTTAAGTAGATTACTAAACGGACAGCGTCAACAGTATATTGACAGCAGAAAAGAATTAGAAGAGTTTGATAAACAACTTAACGAGCTAACCGTAACTGCCAAGGATCAGGCCGATCTTAACAAGAAACTTGCAGAGAAAAAAGTGCTGCAAGAAAAAAGAGATACAGCAGCAACGGCTATTTCACAAGCAAATGCAAGAGCTGCCGTTGCTAATTTTTCAATGACAGTTGGTACAGTAGCACAAACTTTACTCAAAGGTGCGTTCCAGTATGCAAAAGATTTACAAAGTGGTGCCAGTGGTGTAGAAGCAGGGTCCAACGCAGCCATGACTGCTGCAACTGCAACCGGTGAAGCTATTTCTGGATTTGGATCTTTGCTGCAAGGAATTGGGCTTGCAATTGGAGCAGTATTTAAAAAATTACCTTTTATAGGACCAGCTTTAGCAGTTGCAGGTGTTGGGTTAGAAGTTTTTGGAAAAAAAGCATCAGATGTGTCTAAAGAAGGGCTAGATTTTTTAAGTAAAGAACTTAAAAATACTCAAGTTGCTTTCAAGTCAATTCACGAAACAGGCGCAGTGTTTGGCGGCGGAATGACAGAATTACGCAATGTTGCAGCATCTGCTGGGTTAGATGTTGGACAGTTAGCCGCGGTTGTTAGTAAATCAAAAGACGATTTAGTAGGAATGGGTTTAGGTATTGGTGAAGCAACTAAAAGAATTGCTGGTATTAGTAAAGAACTCAGAACA